ACTTTTGAATTCAAGCATGACCACACCTGGGTGATGAAAGAAATAAAGGCAGTCTGATGGCTCTGACAACCTACACCGAATTGAAGGCATCCATTGCAGACTGGCTCAATCGGTCAGACCTGACGGCGGCTATCCCTGACTTTATTTCTTTGGCCGAGGCGCAGATGGAGCGCACGCTGCGCACAAGGCAGATGATTGTTCGGGCCAATGCCTCATTCAATGCTGAGTACGGCGCAACGCCGAATGACTTTTTGGAGGTCAAGTCCTTCAAACTGAGTGGCACTAATCCCGTTACCCCGCTGTCGTTTATGACTATAGATGCGCTGGATGCAGAGGCTACAAAATTCACAGCCAGTGGCAGGCCCAAGTTCTTTGGCGTGGTCGGCCAACAATTCAGACTTGTCCCAACACCAGACTCTAACTATGCGACTGAGTTGACTTACTACGCAAAGTTGTCAAAGTTGTCAAACTCTGTGGCCACCAACTTTATTTTGGAGTCCAGCCCAGACGCCTATTTGTACGGAAGTTTGCTACAGGCTGCGCCATATCTCAAAGATGATGAGAGAATTCAGGTGTGGGCAACGCTGTACGAGCGTGCCTTAAATGACCTGCAAGTCGCTGATGACCGAGGTGCGACATCAGGCGGTGCGCTTTTAACCCGTGCAAAGACTTTTGGATGAATATGATTACCACCACCAAAGGCGAGATGGACGAGTCACTGCTTGAAAAGCGTGAGGGGTCTGTGGATAACGATACCGAGACAACGACTTGGGTTGAGTACTGGCTTGATGGCGAGTTGGTGCATCGATCTGTCCACATGGCGCTCAAGCGCAGTGTTTTTGCTAATGGCATTACTGAACAAATTTAAGGAAATAGATCATGGCTAACACTCAGGCAATGTGTACAAGTTTCAAAGGTGAACTGCTGGTCGGTCATCACAACTTTGGCACTGGCGTCATTCGTGCAGCAACGACTGCCGACACCTTCAAGGCTGCGCTGTACTTGGCCAGCGCCACTGTCAATGCGGCCACCACGGCCTACAGTTCCACCAACGAGGTGACAGGCACTGGCTACACTGCCGGCGGCGTCACAGTGACCTTTGGCACTGCGCCAAGCACCAGCGGCACGACAGCCTTTGTGACCCCAAGCGCCAGCATCAGTTACTCTGCTGTCACGCTGTCGACAGCGTTTGATGCTGTCCTGATTTACAACAGCACTCAGTCGAACAAGGCGGTCAGCGTCCACACCTTTGGCTCACAGACAGTGACCGCAGGGACATTCACACTGACCATGCCCGTCAACGATGCCAGCACCGGCCTGATTCGGCTGGCTTAAAGGGGCAGCAGCATGGCTGCTTATGGGTCGGGCTACTACGGACTTGGTGCTTATGGCATAGGCAATGTAGTCATCAGCGGCAACCAGGCGACTGGTGCTGCTGGCACATTGCTGACTGATAGGTCTGTCCAAGAAGACGGGACGATTGCCACCGGCAATGTCGGCACAGTCGGGCTGACTGTATCCATTGCCATCACGGGCAATGCGGCCACGGGCAGTGTTGGCTCTGTATCAATATCCTCAACAAACGCAGTCACCGGCAATGCTGCCACGGGTGCAGTCGATAGTGTTGCGGTTGAGTTTGCGTTTACAGCGCAAGGCAACACGGCTACAGGCGCAGTTGGCACTGTTGGCATCACCAGCACGAAAGCGGTCACCGGCAATGTGGCCACAGGTGCTGTGGAAACGATGCAGTCCGAGGTCATCACTTTCCAAGCGATCACAGGCAACGGCGCAACGGGATCAGTCGGCAGTGTCAGTAATGCCATCACAGTTGCATTGACAGGCAATAGCGCCACGGGGTCTGTCGGCATCATCTTTGGATTTGGATGGGGTGCGATACCGGACAGCGCAGAAACTTACACACCGATCAGCGACAGTGCAGAAACTTGGGTCTTAATCGTTGATAATTCAGAGACTTGGACATCCATTTAGGAGTAACGCATGGCAGATACCACCACCACCAACCTACTGCTGACGAAGCCAGAGGTAGGCGCATCGACAGACACCTGGGGTACAAAGATCAACACCGACCTGGACTCGGTGGACGCGATTTTCACCGCTAACGGCACTGGTACAAGTGTCGGCCTGAATGTCGGCTCGGGCAAGGTTTTGACTGTTGGCGGGATTGCATCTCATGCAGCAGGCTCTGCGGCTGCACCAACAATCACAGCCACAGGCGACACCAACACCGGCATCTTCTTCCCTGCTGCTGACACCATTGCTTTTGCTGAAGGCGGTGCAGAGGCTATGAGAATTGATAGTGATGGCGACCTAATTGTTGGCGGGACTTCAACAACAGCTAAGTTGGCGGTTAAAAACAATACAAATGACGGCACTTCTAACTCTAGGCAGTATGCCGTTTTTGGAGTCGATACAACTTATTTAGATTCTGATGCAAGTGCTGCTTTCGGGTCTGGTCTTGGCGAGGTTCAGATACAAAATGGAACATCTACCCGCCCTGCCATGTTATCGCTTGGCGGTTCGTTAGCAACAGGAGAGACACTCGGCGCAATTAACTTCTTTAGAAGTGGAAACACAGCCACATACAGATCAAGAGCGCAAATTGCAAGTGCTGTATCAAGCACAGGAACTGCAAACCAACATGGCGGTGATCTTCGTTTTTACACTGCGGCAGATGGAGGAACAAGCCCCACAGAACGCGCCCGTATCACCTCCGCTGGATTAGTTGGCGTTAATACTGCATCTCCAGCTACTCAATTTCATGTAAATACTGGCACGGCGGCTCTAACCGCTGGAAATGCTGGCGCATTTTTATTGGTGCAATCTACAGGTGGAGGTCGTCCTTGTATTCAAGTTGCATCCTCACAAGTGTCGCAAGATTCGGGATATAGAACGGTAGTAACTAACGGCTCAACTTTTTCTGGTTGGACTGTTGGTGTAAATATTGAGACTAGCAGTGATACTTTAAGTTGGTGTTATACCAGCGGACAAACCAATCCTGTTTATAGCACTTCAGGTTCAGTTGCTATGCGCCTAAGTACAAGTGGCGGTTTGTCAACAGCAACAGGTACGCTTGGAACAATCTCAGACATTCGCATGAAAAAGAATGTGGCTGACGCGACACCAAAACTTGAACAATTGATGCAATTGCGCGTTGTTAATTACAATTTAATTGATGACCCTAAAGAACAGAAACTACTTGGTTTTGTTGCTCAAGAAATCGAACAAATTTTCCCCAAATTAATTGAGGAGTTTGATGTTCGTGACCAAGAAACCAAGGAATTAATAATGATGCAAAAGACTGTAAAAACTACAGTTCTTATTCCAATGTTAGTCAAAGCAATCCAAGAGCAACAAGCCCTTATCACAGCCCTGACAACCCGCATCACCGCACTTGAGTCTGCGACATGACCGAAGACATAACCCACCGAGAAATCTACGACCGCCTGGTGGCTGTTGAGGTGAAGGTAGATGCCCTGACCGAGAACACCAAGGATGTGACGGCAGCTTTCAATGCCGCCCAAGGCGCATTCAGGGTGCTGGAGACGCTCAGCAAGCTGGCCAAGCCCTTGCTGTGGATTGGTGGCCTGTTTGTGGCGGTTGCGGCCTTCTGGGATCACTTCAAGGCACGCTGAGATGGAAGCGCTGCCGCCACCACCACCGGCAGCGCAGTCGCCTGTCTTTGAGTGCATCAAGTGGACATGGACACCTGACCGGCTGCTGGTGTGGTGCTTGAAGTGGCGGGAGAAGAAATCTTGATCGATCCCGTAAGCGCCCTCGCTGGTATCACTTCAGCTATCTCGCTAGTCAAGAAGGCGGCGAAGGTTGCCAACGATCTCGGCAGCATAGCTCCGATGGTCGCAAAGCTGTTTGATGCCACTAGCGTAGCCAGAAAGTCGATGCTTGAGGCCAAGCGGTCTAAAAAGGGATCGAACATGGGGATCGCCCTCCAAATCGAGGTTGCCCTGGATGAAGCGAAAAGGTTTGAAGAAGAGCTAAAAATGATTTTCCAGGCTAGTGGCCGTGCAGATGTGTGGAACAAGATCAAAGCCCGTCAAGCAGAGATGGACAGGGATGATGCCAAAGAAATTAGCGCACTGAAAGCCGAAGAAAAGAAAGCCAAACAAAAAGCAGATGAGATGACTGACATTGCTTTTGCCATAGGCTTTGTTTTCTTTGTAATGTTCTTTGCGGTTTTCGGCGTGAGCGAACTTATAGACTTCTGCCAAAAAACAAGAAGGTGCGGTTGATGTGTTCGGTCTACTCAAGTGGTTTGATGTTGGCAATGACTGGCGACTTGGGGTTGATCGTTTTATCAAGTGCTGCGCTGCTGCTCTTGCAATTGATTGGTTGCTAGACTTGCTTTATATCTTGCCAGCCAATGATTCCAAACAGATCGTCAATTTTTTAGTTTCTAAACTCCCCTTCTAGGAATGTCAAATATGGATTGGCTAAAACAAATTGCACCAACGATTGCCACGGCAATGGGCGGCCCACTGGCTGGCATGGCAGTGTCTGCCATCTCCAAGGCCATTGGTGTTGACCCTGACAAGGTGGGAGACATGATCAGCAACAACAAGCTGTCAGCAGAGCAAATTGCTCAAGTCAAGATTGCCGAGATTGAGTTGCAGAAACAAGCGCAAGAGCTTGGCCTTAACTTTGAAAAGCTGGAAGTTGAAGACCGCAAGTCAGCACGGGAGATGCAAGCCACCACCCGCAGCCTGATGCCGCCAATATTGGCTGGCTCTGTCACTGTCGGTTTTTTTGCCATCATGACGCTAATGTTCTTCAACAAACTGGATGACAGCAACCCCGCTATCTTGATGATGCTGGGCAGCCTTGGAACGGCATGGACGGGCATCATTGCCTATTACTTTGGATCATCCGCTGGCTCACAGGCCAAGACCGATTTACTCTCTAAAGCAGGGCCAGTGAAATGAAAGAAAACTTTGACCAGTGCTTGGCCGCAGTCCTTCACCATGAGGGCGGTTTTGTAAACCATCCGAAAGACCCTGGCGGCATGACCAACCTTGGCGTAACCAAGCGCGTCTGGGAGGAGTGGGTCGGGCATGAGGTGGACGAAAAAGCCATGCGCGCGCTGACCCCCGAAGTTGTCGGCCCGATGTACCGCAAAAAGTACTGGAACAAGGTCTGTGGCGATGACCTGCCCACCGGCTTGGACATGGCGGTCTTTGATCTGGCGGTCAATTCCGGCCCAGGCCGCGCTGCCAAGATGCTGCAAAAAGTGCTGGGCGTGCCAGAAGATGGCATGATCGGGCCAAAAACATTGGAGAAGGCCGCAAGCATTGATGTCGGAA